CTTTGCCAATCGCAGAGCAGTGCTCGGTGTTGATTTGCCGAAGTGGACTGATGATGAGCGGAGAATGATCTTGGCTCGTAAGTATGAACTCGAAAGGAAGACTAAGCGATGACGAACAAGCGAACACAAGTTTTGGAAGAAGCCTCACGGCTGATTAACAATGATAGGCAGTCTGACTATGGCCCGCCGAGTGAGAGCTTCAGCAGGGTGGCACTGGGCTGGGAGTTGATCCTTGGAGCCGAGGTCAGTGCAGAGCAGGTCGCCCTGTGCATGGCTTGGCTCAAGATTGCTCGGCTGACAGGCGGAGGTAATCCTAGCGATGACTCATATATTGACGGCGCTGGCTATCTAGCTCTTGCGGCTGAACTGAGTTACGGGTAACCTGTGATGGCATACAACGTCTTTCCTCCCTGTTGTTTGCCTCTCCAAACTGCTCTAGGCTTCGGTCTAGAGCTTTTTTGCTTTGAGGGGTAGGCCGATGGAACTTGAGATTGATATGGATGCGGTTGATCACATAGTGGTCGGGCATATCATTGTGGCTCTCTGTGAAGCCATGCTTAAGGCTGACCACATTGACCCGACCATTGACGAATGTATCATTGCCTTCTCTAGGATGATTGAGATGGTTATTGATAGCGAGCATCAGCAGCTTTTGCACTGAAGCCTAAATTCATGTAGACTGCGCCTGAGCTTTTCCATCGGTGGTGAGCTTTTCCACTACAGGGGGCCAGATGTCTGTCAGCTTTACAATCGAGGCCAACACTGAACAGGTGCGCAAGCAGCTTGAAGACCTGACCCGCAGGCAAATTCCTTTTGCAGCATCCCTTGCCACCACCAGAACGGCGGTAAAGCTCAGAGATCAAGAGATTACACGAGAATACCGCAAGACATTTGAGACCCGCAACGTGGGTTTCATTAAGTCCGTTCACAGGGTGTTCGGCGCTGATGTGCGGTCTACACGCAGCACAGGCGTTGCTGTGGCGTCCATCCAGCCTGTTGATGACCCTGTGCCTGCTGGAGCGTCTCAGCGCGGCGTTGCTGGCAATGGGACAAAGCGCACGATTGCTGGCACGCAGTTTATGAAGCGCCATGTGACTGGTGGCATCAAGAAGCCCAAAGGCAAGGTGCTGGCCATACCTACACCTGCTTCTGGAGTGACGCGCCGCAAGGGCGGTATAAAGGCTGGCTCGATCAATAAGGCGTATCAACCAAAGAGCCTGCTCTCAAAGCCAAGATACTTTGAAGGCACAAGCAAGAAGACTGGCAAGGGCTTCATCGGCAAGCGGACTGGGGGCAAGCGCAATAGCGGCATCAAGGTCATGTATTCATACGAGCCAAGCGTGCGCATACAGCGCCGATACAACCCGCTTGCTGTCGCACAGCGTGCCGTTGGCCATCATTTCTCATATGAGTTTAAGCGCGGGATGATCCGAGCGCTGAAGACCGCAAAGATTCGCTGAGCTTTTCCATCGGTGGGGTGAGCTTTTCCATCGGTGGCCTGAGCTTTTCCATCGGTGGGGTGAGCTTTTCCATCGGTGGCCTGAGCTTTTCCATCGGTGGGGTGAGCTTTTCCACTGGTGGGGGCATTCTGCATCGCGGCGTGCCGTTTCTGCGTTGCGGCGTGAAATTCTGCACTGCAAAACAAGATGTTGTGCCTGCGCTCGCAATCGGCACAAGATATTGATTAGGCTTATTTTTTGGGGCAATGATGCGAAAAAGTGCTTGGCAATGGGGGCGGGCGGCCCTAGTCTCACTTCATGGCCGCGCTGAATTGGCGGGGCTTGCAATCAAATAAGGAACCAAAAAATGAAAATTCACACATTCAACGCAATTAAAGGCGCGCTTATGGGCGCAGCGATATCGGCGGCGGTTTTCGCGCCTATGCTAATTAGCATCGAGCGCGCAACGCCAAGCGGATTCAATGTATTTTTTGGCGATTACGGTTTCCATTTTGCAATGGGGGCGGCGCAATGAAGTATACTGATAAAGCAAAATTCATCTCGCAATTGCGCGGCGGCAAAATTGGCGGCGTTATCTTGTGGCAAGGCGCGAGCGCGATTGACGGCGCGCCTATTGTACTAGTCGCGAACAAATTTGCGGGCAATTCTGACAACGCCAAGACAGGCGCACAAATTCAGACATTCATTCTGCCCGATCCGCACGCGGCGGGCATTGCATGCAGCGGATCACGCCCCGCTCAAATAGTCTCATGGCTAAAGGCAACGGCGGCGCAATCTATTTGCGGCGATTGCCCGCACGCTTGGCAATGGGACGAAAGCGCGGGCGAATATAAGAAAGGCGCTTGCTATGTAAAAGAATATCAATCGCCCGCCGCCGTTCTTGGCGCAATCTATCGCGGCTCCTATCCGATTGCGGGCGTCGATTTCCCGAAAGCTTGGGTCGGCTTTCTTGGCGCGGGCTTAGACATTCGTGCGGGGTCTTATGGCGACCCCGCCGCTTGCGACCCCGACATTTGGGCGGCTTTCTTGGCGCTTGCGAAAACCCGCACAGGATACACCCACGGGTGGAAAAGCGCTTTTCCGCAATTCAAGCGCAATGCTTTCCGCTTGCGCGCCCTATGCATGGCTTCTTGCGATAGCGCGGCGGATTATCGCGCTGCAATCGACGCGGGCTTTCGGGCTTTCTATGTTATCCCGAAAGGCGCAATCGAAAACGGGCGTTCGGTCCTATCGGTCGGCGCGCATATTGACGGCGCAATGATTTGCCCCGCGTCGAAAGAGTTTGAGCAAGCGGCGGGCAAGCGCACCACCTGCGCCGCGTGCGGGGCTTGCTCTGGGGCGGGCGGGAAAGGCGAAAGAATGCCGAATGTCTTTATTGTCGATCACGGCATGACGGGAATTGACGCGCCGCAATCCTGCCCCGCCGCCGCCGCAATGCTAGAAAGAATGGGGGCTTAATCATGGAAACCGTTCAATCTTATTTGACCTATCACTCTTTTGAGGGCGGGGCTTTGAGCGCAGAATATGCGCGCGAGCTTTTAGTCGACGCGATAGGCTCTGGTTTTTTGGTTGACGCGCAGGACATCAATCAAATTGACGTTGACCTTGAAGTAAAGGCGGCAAACGAAAGCGCGGCGCGAATGATGCATAGAATGGGGCTGCAGCCATGAGCGCGCAAGAAATAATAAACCTAGTCGCATTTGCCGCGCTTGCCCTAGTCACGGTGATCATTTAACCAAACTAGCCCCGCCGATCGAGCGGGGCTTTTCATTGCCCGCCAGCCCGCCTTGACCCGCCTTGCGCGGGCTTTTTTGTGTCTTGCGCCTTGCTGGCACTCAAGCCCGCTCCGCCATGAGCGCCGCCCCGCTATCCCCCAAAATATCGCCACACAAGCCCGCCTTGCGCGCTCGGCCCCTATGTATCGCCACGCCGCGAGATACGCTCTCACGGGCGCTTACATGGCTTGTGAGGGCCATTCTACGCGCCGCCATAAGCGCGGGTCCTTTGGGGAAATCAGCCCTGCGGGTACGCGGAGGCATTTTTCATTTTTAGCGCCAGAAATGCTATAAGGGGGTTCGGCTGGACGTAATCAAATAAGTGCTATAGTTTTATGGTCGGAGGCTAACATGGCAACACAGAACGAAATCGCAAAGCACCTTGGTGTCAGTAAGACCACAATCAACAATCTGATCGACAAGGATGTGATTAAGCGCCCAGCGAAAGGCGTTGTTGGTGGCTATGACCTTGATGAATGCAGAGAAGCATACATCGCCCACCTGCGAGAGACTGCTGCGGGTAGATTGTCGGGCGGCTCACTTGAGCTTGGCGAAGAGCGGGCAAGGCTTGCAAAGGAGCAGGCTGACGCTAAAGAGATGGAGAACGAGATTGCTCGTGGTGATCTGGTTTACATATCAGATGTCTCTGATGCTATTGAGAAGCAATTCACTAAGGTGCGCAGCAAGCTGCTTGGCGTGCCGACAAAGGTAGCTCCAGAGGCAAATGCCTGTGCTACGGTAAAAGAAGTGCAGGCTATTATTGAGCAGGCAATTATTGAGGCTTTGAATGATCTGGTCGGACTCGATACGGACTAAACAGCGCGAGGCGCTAGAGCGAAGGCTTCAGGTTGCTGCTGAGAAGGCTCTCAAGCCTCCACCCAAGCTGACAGTCAGTCAATGGGCAGATGCTTACAGGCAACTATCAAGCGAGAGCAGCGCTGAAGCGGGCAAATGGTCTACCAGCAGGGCAGAGTATCAGCGCGGCATGATGGATGCTGTTTCGGATATTTCGATTGAGACTGTCGTGCTGATGACTGGCGCTCAGATCGGCAAGACCGAGTTGATCAACAATGTTGTTGGCTTTCACATACATCAAGACCCAGCGCCAATGCTCGTGGTGCAGCCGACACTTGAGATGGCACAAACTTGGTCGAAGGACCGCCTATCACCCGCAATTCGTGATACGCCAGTGCTGACCGAGAAGATTAAAGACCCCAGAAGCCGTGATAGCGGTAACACAACGCTGCACAAGGTGTTTTCTGGCGGACACGTTACAGCTTGTGGCGCAAATAGCCCCTCATCACTGGCATCACGCCCGTGTAGGATCATTTTGTGCGATGAAGTTGACAGATACCCGCTTTCTGCTGGTTCTGAAGGTGATCCAGTTGGGCTTGCGAAACGTAGATCGGCAACATTCTGGAATAAGAAGCTCATTTTGGTGAGTACGCCCACTGAAAAGGGGGCAAGTCGTATCGAGCAGGCTTACGAGGAGAGTGATAAGCGTAAATATCACGTTGCTTGCCCAGATTGTGACCACAAACAGGTCTTGTCGTGGTCAAATGTCAGGTGGGAGGAGAACAATCCTGCCAGCGCGGAGTATGTTTGTGAGGAATGCGGCTCCTGCTGGAGCGATGCTGCAAGGTTTCAAGCTATTCGGTATGGTGAGTGGCGGGCAACTGCGACTGGCGATGGTCGGACAGCAGGCTTCCATCTGAGTGGGCTTTATTCGCCTTGGACGCCGCTTGAGGATGCTGTCAGAGACTTCTTGGCGTCAAAACGCGATCCGATGCGGTTAAAAACATGGGTCAACACCTTTCTTGGCGAAACTTGGGAGGAACAGGGCGACAGGATTGATGACGTTGACCTCCTTGAGCGCCGAGAGGACTGGGGTGACGAGCTTCCCGATGAGGTCTTGTTGATGACCGCTGGAATCGACGTTCAGGACGACCGACTTGAGCTTGAGATTGTTGGCTGGGGCCGTGGCGAGGAAAGCTGGTCTATTGACTACCAGACTTTATATGGCGACCCGTCAACGCCAGAGCTTTGGATGCAGCTTGACGAGATACTTGGGCAGAAATTCATACATCCGCTTCACGGCGAGATGATCATCAGGTCGTCCTGCATCGACTCTGGTGGCCACTACACGCAACAGGTTTACAACTATGCCCGACAGAAGGCTGGCAAGCGCGTATTTGCGATCAAGGGTGTTGGCGGTGAGGGCAAGCCCATCATCGGTCGGCCAACCAAGAACAACATTGGCAAGATCAACCTCTTCCCAGTCGGTACGGATACAGCAAAAGAGCTTGTCTATGCTCGGCTCAAAATGACCGAGGAGGGCGGTGGATACTGCCACTTCCCTGCTGGGCGAGACCCTGAGTTCTTCCGTATGCTGACGGCAGAAAAGAAGGTGACGAAGTATTTCAAGGGTCGCCCGAGACGAGAATGGGTGAAGGTTCGGCAACGAAATGAGGCTCTGGATTGCCGCGTTTATGCGACCGCCGCATTGGCCGTGCTTAACCTAAACATGGAGGCGGTTTACAAGCAGGCGCAAAATAGGGTAATATCCGACGAAACTCAACGTCCGTCTAGGGTCAAAAGAATGCCTAAACGAAGCGGATTTGTTCATGGATACAAATAATGGCTAATCTCTTCGACGCAGGAAACGCCCCAGAGGGAGAACCAACTTCAATCACAGTTGGTGACTTTGTGCGTTGGAAGCGTGCAAAGGTTACTGAGGACTACCCTACGGCGACTCACACCATGGAGTATGTCGCGCGGCTCTCGTCCACACTTACTGATGAGTTCAAGGTCCAGTCCACTGCGACCGCTGACGCCTTCCTGTTTACTGTTTCTAGCTTGCAGTCATCTGGGTTCGTGTCTGGATCATACAAGTGGCAGCTTGAAGTGACTGAGATTTCCAGTGGTGACAGGATCGTCATTGAGTCGGGTGAGATGGAGGTTTTGGCTGACCTTGACGTCAACAACGCTGATTCTAGAAGTCACGCCGAGATCATGCTTGCAAAGATCGAGACTATCTTGGAGGGCAAGGCTGACAGCGATGTGTCAAACTACAGCGTTGCTGGACGATCTCTAACTAAGATGACGTTTGAGGAGCTTATGGCTGCTCGGAATGATTATAGGCGCGAGGTTGTGGACCAGCGGCGTCGAAGCCTTGCTAAGCGGGGAAAGCCAAGCGGGACAACAGTAAAGGTTAGATTTAGCTGATGGGCATTCTGGACTTATTCCGCAGGGAATCTAAAAAGACTGTTAAGCGCAATTATGCAGCCGCCAACAAAGGGCGGCTTTTCGCTGATTTCAATGCGAGCAACCGAAGTGCCGATAGCGAAATTCGCTGGGCCTTGCGCGATCTGCGAAATAGGGCGCGTGACCTTGAGCGGAACAATGAATACGTCCGCCGATATTTGCAGCTTTTACGCACGAATGTTGTGGGAGAGGGCGGCATCCGCTTACAGATGAAGGCACGCAACCCAGATGGCGGCGTTGACATGGCGGGCAACCGCGTAGTTGAGGCAGCTTGGGCTGAGTTCAGTCGTTACGGCGGATGCACGGTTGATGGGCGTATGTCCATGGTTGACCTACTCAATCACATCATTACGGCAGTCGCCCGTGATGGCGAAGTCTTTATGATGAAAGTCCGCGCAAACTACATGCGTCAGGGCTATGGTTTGCAGATCATTGAGCCTGATATGATCGACGAGGACCACAACGAGCGTGTCCGTAACGGCAACCCTATCCGCATGGGTGTCGAGCTACAGGAAAGCACGCGCCGTCCTGTTGCTTATCACGTTCTGACAGACCATCCTGGGGATTACGACTACACCACCCTTGCAAACGGCAAGAAGCGCACTCGTGTTCCAGCGGATCGCATGATCCACATTTTCCGCCCTGATCGCGCCAACCAGACTCGTGGCGTGCCTTGGCTTACCGCTGCTATTCCTGCTCTCAAGATGCTTCATGGCTATCGTGAGGCGGAGCTTGTTGCTGCTCGTGTTGGCGCTGCAAAGATGGGCTTCTTCACATCACCTGCTGGAGACGGCTTCACTGGTGACGACTATGAGGATGACGTTACGCCTATCTATGATGCTGAGGCGGGGACATTCCACCAGCTTCCTGCTGGCGTTGACTTCAAGGCGTTCGATCCGACACACCCGACATCAGCCTTTGCTGACTTTGAGAAGTCGATCCTGCGCGGCATAGCTGGTGGTTTGGGTGTCAGCTACACCTCTCTGGCGAATGACCTTGAGGGAACCTCTTATTCGTCCATCCGTCAGGGCGCACTTGAGGAGCGTGACTTCTATCGGACACTGCATCGCTTTGTGATTGATCACTTCCTTGATCCGTTCTGCCGTGAGTGGATGGACCACGTTATGAGTTTTGGTGTCATCCCAATCTCAGGGACAGCCAAGGTCCAGAAGTTCAGCACTGGCATCTCATGGCGCGCTCGTGGGTTCCAATGGGTTGACCCACTCAAGGAGATCAACGCGGCGGTTGTAGGCTTGCAGAATGGCATAATCAGCCACACTGATGTTGCTGCGAACTATGGCCGAGACGCTGAAGATACGTTTGCTCAAATCCAGCGCGACAAAGAGATGGCAGCAGCATACGGCTTGTCGATGGCGTTTGAGCCATTCGGTGACAAGCAGCCTGTCCCAGCGGAGATCGAAGATGTCCAACAAGCCGACTGAAGGAATGGTGTCTGAGGCGGAACGTGGCCTTGCATGGCGGCGTGAGCATGGCCGCGGCGGCACTGAGGTCGGTATTGCCCGCGCAAGGGACATATCCAATGGAAAGAACCTGTCCGACGATACGGTAAAGCGTATGTACTCATTCTTCAGCCGTCACGAAGTGGACAAGAAGGCCGAGGGCTTCCGTCAGGGTGAAGAGGGATACCCCAGCAATGGTCGTATCGCGTGGGCGCTCTGGGGTGGAGATGCGGGCTATTCTTGGAGCAAAAAGATCGCTGAACAACTTGGCGACGAGCGGTCTATGCAACTAGACGCAAAATCTGATACACTGCCGCCAGAAAGTGAGGTCGTAGACATGACTGATGAAGTTAAAGACGAGCTTGAGGTCGAAGCTACTGCTGAGATCGAGGCTGAAGCTGATGAGGCCGTAGAGGCCGCTGATGCAGAAGAGGTGTCTGTCGATGAGGTCGCCGAAACCACGCAAGAGCGCTTCAGTCGTGACGACATGAAGACCCGCTCTATGGATGGTGGCGCAGACGTTGTTGACGTTGACGCACGCCGCGTAAAGATCGCGGTATCATCGGAGGAGCCTGTTGAACGCTCCTTTGGTAACGAAATTCTCGACCACGGCGAGCGCAGCATTGACTTGTCGTTCTTGAATAGTGGTCGTGCGCCTTTGCTGTTGGATCACGATCCTCGTCAGCAAATTGGCGTTGTGGAATCAGTCACATTGGATGGCTCGGCGCGTAGATTGCGTGCGACAGTTCGTTTTGGAAAGAACGGGCTTGCCAAAGATGTGTTTGATGATGTTGCAGACGGTATCCGTGGCAATATCTCAGTTGGCTATCAAGTCAACAAATTGGAGCAAGACGGTAGGGATAGCTACCGTGCCGTTGACTGGACTCCAATGGAAGTTTCTGTTGTATCAATTCCCGCTGACAGGACAGTCGGCGTGGGGCGGAGCGCAGAGGACGACCTTCAACACCGTAAACCCGAAGAAACCCCTCAAAAGGAGCCTACTATGTCAGAACTCGACATTGAAGCGGTGAAGGCCGAAGCTGTTCGCGCCGCCGCAAAAGACCACGCCGAAATCTACGCTCTTGGTGGCAAGCACCAGCAGCGTGAAATGGCGGAGAAAGCCGTTGCAGAAGGCCGCTCACTCGCGGAATTCCGTGGCGAACTTCTCAACGTGATTGGCAACAAGCCACTCGATGACAACAGCATTGGCCTTGCGCCGAAAGAGGTTCGCAAGTTCTCTCTGCTGAAAGCCATTCGTGCTCACGCAAACCCAACAGACCGCGCCGCACAGCAAGCTGCCGCATTTGAACTTGAGGCGTCAGCCGCAGCTTCAGAAGCATATGGCCGTGAAGCTCAAGGCATCATGATCCCAGACGAAGTTCTGCGTTCATGGTCTGTTCGTGACCTGAACACATCGGACGACTCTGCTGTAATCGCAGATGACTTCCGTGGCGGCTCATTCATCGACGTACTTCGCAACCAGTCTTCAGTTATGCAAGCTGGCGCAACCATGCTTACTGGCCTTCAGGGCAACGTCAAAATCCCCAAGAAAACAGCAGCTTCTTCAGCAGCTTGGATTTCTACTGAGGGTGGCGCAGCTTCTGAGAGCGAGCCTACACTTGGTCAGGTCACAATGGCCCCCAAGACGCTTGGCGCGTTCACAGACATCACTCGTTTGATGATGATGCAGTCAAGCTTGGACATCGAAGCGCTCGTGCGTAACGACCTCTCAGCGGCTATCGCTCTTGCGATGGACTTGGGAGCTCTCGCAGGCTCAGGCTCTTCAGGCCAGCCAACAGGCATCAAAAACACAACGGGCATCAACGCTCCGACTGCTTTTGCTGCTGCCAACCCAACTTTTGCTGAAGTTGTTGCGATGGAAACTGCGGTTGCAGAAGACAACGCGCTTTCAGGCAACCTTGCATACATCCTGCCAGCAGGTATGTATGGTGCGCTGAAAACAACCACAAAAGACTCTGGCTCAGGTCAGTTCGTAGTTGGTCCAGATGGTCAGATGAACGGCTATCGCACAATCGTCTCCAACCAAGCCACTGCTGGCGATCTGTACTTCGGCAACTTTGCTGATCTGCTTATCGGCATGTATGGCGGTCTGGACATCGTTGTCGATCCGTACACATCAAGCACAAGCGGCACTGTTCGTATCGTTGCTCTGCAAACTTGCGATGTGGCTGTTCGTCACGCTGTATCGTTTGCCTTCAACAACGACGGCGCGTAAGCTAAACGAAGGGGGGCTTCGGCCCCTCTTCATCTTATTTTAGGAGTTCAGAAATGCCATATATCGTCTTGAAGTCTTGCGTTGCAGACGGCGCACGCCGCTCCGCTGGAGACATTCTGAACTTGAGCGATGACGAGGCCCGCAGCCTTACTGCAATGGGCAGAGTTGAGTATGCAGATGCTCCTCGCCAAGAGCCAATCATCGAGGATCGCTCGGTTGCCCTGCCACAGAGCAAGGTTGCCGCACCTCGCAAGAGAAAGTCATTCAAATGATGATCAAGTTGAAACAAAAGGCTCAATGGGACGGCAAGTTCCAAAAGGCCAACTCTGTGCATGATGTAGACGCTCTGGTAGCCGATAAGCTGATCGCACGCGGCCTAGCAGAGCCTCATGTAGAGCCTGACGTATCTGCTCACATTGAACCCGTAGTGGAGGTGTCTGAGGATGGCCCTGCCGCTTCTGAGTGATCTGGCTGCTATATTTGACGTTGATGACTTCGCTGTCAGCGTCACTTACTCTGGCGGAACGATTAACGGCATCTTTGACAACGAGACGATCCCTGTTGATAGCAACGGGTTCGTTACCGTTCACCAAGAGCAGCCACGCCTGACCTGCAAGACTGCTGATATTAGCAGTATTGGCGAAGGTGAGATTATGGTAATCTCAGGCGTATCTTACGTTGTAAGAGCATGGGTGCATGATGGCACTGGGATGACTGTTGTTCAGTTGGAGAAATCATAGTGTCACACGTTCGTGCTCAGATCAGATCACAGTTCAAGGCGATCCTGACTGGTGGTGTTTCGCTTGTATCATCTCGCGTCTACGGAAGTCGCGTCTATCCCCTGACTGAAGCCAACCTGCCTGCCATCACTATTTACGCTGGCGGTGAGACATCAGGGCTTCAGACGGCTGGCCTGAAGACGCTGATGCGCAACCTTTCTGTCAATGTAGATGTTTACGTTCGGGCGACCGAAAACCTTGATGATGACTTGGATGCAATCTGCGTGCAGGTCGAGGAGGCCATTGCGGATGAATACACTCTCAATGGATTATCGAAGAATACTGTGCTATCAAGCACGGAGATAGAATTTTCTGGCGACACTGAGCAACCTGTCGGCGTAGCTAGATTAACCTTTGATGTCTTGTATGTCACAAGCATCGAAAATGCGGAAACGGCTAGATAGGAGATTCACATGGCTACGCACGCTGGTAGCGAAGGGACTGTAAAAGTCGGTTCCAACGCGATTGCAGAAATTCGTTCCTTCTCGATTGAGGAGAGCGCAGACACACTCGAAGACACCTCTATGGGTGATGGCGCTCGCACGTATAAGCCGTCTCTGACGACATATACTGGCTCTATTGACGTCCTCTGGGACGAGACGGACACAACAGGCCAAGGCGCACTCACAGTCGGCGCTGAAGTCACGCTGAACCTCTACCCAGAAGGCGACACCACTGGTGACGTTGAACTCACTGGAGCAGCCATTGTTACGGGTCGCTCAATCAACTCATCATATGATGGGCTTGTGGAGATGAGCATTTCTGTGCAAGGTAACGGTGCATTGACAACAACCACAGTGAGTTAAGACATGACCCTAGCTAAACGTATCGCAGCGAAGCGAGCGGAACAGCAACGCGGTTTTCTTGATGTTGAAGAGTGGGGCGAGGCGGACACACCGCTTCGCCTTTACTTTGCGCAGGTATCTGCGCGTGACATCGAGAAGGTGCAGCGCAAGTACCCCAGTTTCCTCAATGAGCCAAGCATGAGTTCAATGGTGGAGATGATCATCTTGAAGGCCGAGGGTGAGGATGGCGAAAAGCTGTTTACACTTGAGGACAAGGCCACACTTCTTGGTGAGTCTGTAAACGTCATCGCCAAGGTGTTTGGCGCAGTCTTTAACGCTGACAGCGCGGAAGACCACGAAAAAAACTAAGAGGCGATCCATTCAGGTTTAACCTCATTGGTTTAGCGCTCAGGCTGGGCAAGACAATCACAGAGATTGAAGAAATTAGCCTGAGCGAGTATAATGAGTGGATCGCATACTTTACGCTGATTGAGGAGCGCGACAGAAATGAGTAAGATTAACATTGTTGTCGCGGCTCAAACAGGCGGCGCTATCAAGGGCTTGAATGACGTAACGGCTGCTACCAAGCGCACTGGCGCTGCTGTGCGGAAAGCTCAAGTGGGCATGAGTAGGTTTTCTGGTGAAGTGTCCAAGGGACAACTCATAACCAGAAAGTTCGCGATGGGCGGCCTCCAGCAGGCTGGTTATCAGATCGGCGACTATGCGGTTCAGGTTGCCAACGGCACATCTAAGATGCAGGCGTTCGGTCAGCAAGCGCCACAGCTATTGCAGATATTCGGACCACTCGGTGCTGTCGCGGGTGCTGCTGTCGCTATCTTTGCCGCGTTCGGCGTGGCCGTGCAGAAGGCTGGTAAGGCTGCTAAGGAAGTGGAAACCCCTGTCCGCTCTTTATCAGCGGCCCTTAGCTCACTTGAGGGGGATGCAGAGCTAACAGGAGCGGCTTTTGATGAGTACCTGACGAAGACCTTTGGTGAAGCTGAAAAGCAAATAAAGTCGATGGTTGAGCGGCTTGAAGCGATAAAGGTCACAGCGCTTTCGGACTCGATTGGTGAGTTGCTGAAGGACTCTTCTGGACCGTTGACAGACATGAGGAAGCGGTTTGATGACGTTACTCGCGGCATAATTGACAACCAAGCAGAGATCAAGCGGTTGGGTGAAACTGCATCTGGTGGGGCGAGAATGGCCTTGCAGGGAGCACTTGAAGACGCCAGAGACTTCAAAGATGAATTTGGGCTTACGACGAATGAGTTCCAGATATTCCTTGATAATCTGGAAAAGGTCAAGGGAGCCAAGACCTTTGACGACTTGATAGCAAGTATCGCCTCAATGGAAGAGCACCTTGGTCAAGTTTCTGGCGGACCTATTGAGGAGTTCAGGAACGGACTCACTAATCTTTTGGATGCTGAGGGTATATTTGAGAGGTTGGCAGCGGGCGGACAGGCTGTGCAGCGCGAGATTGATGCTGCATCGGACAGCGCGCAAACCTTGGGGTCTACTGTTCTTTCAGTGGCAGAGGCTACCTATATGCTCAATCAGGGCATACTTCCACCTCAAGCGCGCAATGACTTGGTTGAAATGGACACCCTGTATGACAACATTCGGAAGCGAATAAAAAGCGCATCAAATGAGTCAATCGTGCTCGGAAAGACTACCCTCTCTGCTGTTGAGGCGCAGTATATGCTTAATCGGGGTATTCTACCTGATGGAGCAAGGGAGGACTTCAAGCAGATTGATACGGCCTATCAAAACATAAGGGCCAGTATTGAGGCTGCTGAAAAGTCATCTTCTCGCTCATCAGTTAGGTCAACTGCGGGCATAAAAGAGACGACCAAAGCCATCAACACAGAACTCTCACCCGCGATGAAGCGATTGCAGGACATACAGGAGTCTGTCGGCCAGTCCTTCGAGAACGCCATGATGAGCGCTGTTGACGGAACAAAGTCCGTCAAGGATGCCTTCAAGTCTATGGCTTCTGAGATCATCAAGGAACTCTATCGCGTGTTCGTGGTCAAGCGGATCACTGGCTTTATAACCAACGCCATTGGCGCTGCGTTTGGTCCTGCTCCGCAAGGTCCGACCCCATCGGGCGCACCTGTCGGAAGATTTGACACCCTAACATTTGCTGGCGGCGGATACACAGGCAATGGCGCTCGCGCTGGCGGTTTGGACGGCAAGGGTGGCTACATGGCCATGATTCACCCGCGCGAGACTGTTATCGACCACGCCAAAGGTCAGTCTATGGGCGGCGTCACAGTCATCCAGAACAACACATTCGGAAGCGGCGTGACGCGAGCCGAGGTTAATGCTATGTTGCCCAAAATGGTTGAGGCAACCAAAGCCGCCGTTGCAGACGCAAAGCTGCGTGGCGGATCATACGGCGGAGCGTTTGCATAATGGCAATTTCATACCCACTAGCCCTGCCGACACACACTGGCATAGCTCAGATCGAGCTTAGAGCGTCAAACGCTGTCGCGTACAGTCAAAGCCCGTTTACTTTCGCTGGGCAAGCTCACGCCTACTCAGGTCAGATGTGGCAAGCGGATGTGACGCTGCCACCAATGAAGCGAGCAGATGCGGAGCGGTGGGTTGCGTGGCTGGTTTCGCTGCGAGGTCAGCTTGGACACTTTTTTCTTGGTGATCCGCTTGGGGCAACCGCACGCGGTCTGGCAAGCACATTCGCAGGCACGCCTGTCATCACAAGCCAGACTGGCGGCACAATTGCCGTAACGGGCGCTTCGGCAAGCAAGGATGGCTGGCTTCTTGCTGGGGATTACATCCAGATCGGCGCTAGTTCTGATGCTACGCTTCACAAGGTTTTGCAGGACGTCAACACAGACAGCAGCGGCAACGTCTCACTTGATGTCTGGCCGCATGTTCGCGGCACACGCAGCGGAAGCGTTATTGTGGCGAACACTAAGGGCCGCTTTAGGCTGGCCACAAATGAGCAGTCGTGGAGCATTAATAACGCTTCAGTCTACGGCATCAGCTTCAGCGCGATGGAGAAAATATGAGCCGCACAGTTCCAGCCGATCTGCTGACCGCACTGAGCCAGCCAGAGGTCTACCCGTTCTATGCGGTTGAGATGGACTTTGACACGGCCCCTGTGCACTTCTGGACGGGCTATGGTGACCGCACCATATTTGGAGACACCTATCTCGGCACGGGAAACCTTCTGAGCATCAGTGGGCTTGAAGAGGCCAACGACCTGTCAGCTAAAGGCATCACGCTCCAGCTTTCAGGCGTGCCTGCTGATCTGGTTTCATTGGCGCTGCAAGAGCCGTACCAGCGCCGAGCCTGCAAGATATACTTCGGGACGACAAACACGGCAGCGCCCATTGAGGTCTTCAGCGGCCTGATGGACAAAATGGACATTCAAGACAGCGGCGAAAGCAGCATCATTGAATTGACCGTTGAGAGCAAGCTGCTGCGGCTTAACAAGGCAAGCAACTGGCGATACACTGAGGCGAACCATCAATCTCGCCACGCTGGGGACACGTTCTTCTCGTATGTGGCTGACTTGCAGGACAGGGACATCATATGGGGCCGAGAGAAAGCCTAAACGCCTATCTGAAGGCCGTTAAGGGTCAGAGCTTTGTGTGGGGTGCTCACGACTGCCTGACGTTCACCAACGGGGCGTTTTACGCTATGTATGGCGATGGCTGGGCGGATGACTGGCTAGGGCGCTACATGGATGGCAAGCGGGTGCTGCGCAAGAAAGAGCTAATGCGTGAGTTCGGCTTTAATGACTTCACCAAAGCAGTGGACAGCAAGCTGACAAGAATTGACCATGTTCCGCCGCTCGGTGCTCTTGTGACAACAAAGAAGGCCCGCAAGTGGGTTACAGGCGTGGCGATGGGCGTCTGCACGGGGACCAAGGCCGCTTTCTTGGATAAGGTGGGTGTGATATACCTGCCATTGGATGACATAGATCAGGCGTGGATTAAGGCATGAAATATAAACTTGGCAGCCTGACAGTGAACAACTGGAACGATTGGGATCGGGTTCCAAGGATGCCGCAAGCTATTGCGGCGGCGGCCACTGGGTTCGCTACGTTTGGCGCGGCCGCTGCGGCTGGCTCCGCTTTTGCTTATGCTGCGGTATATATTGGCGCGTACATCGGTGTCACCGCAGTCACCTCATGGGCGTTATCTGCGCTTGCGCCAAAGCCTGACTTCTCATCCTTTGGATCATCTGGAACGCTGGTAAACTCGCGTGACGCTGTGGCTGCTGCTGACTTTGTATATGGTGAGGTGCGTAAGGGTGGTGTGGTCACGTTTTACGAAAGCACGGGCGAAGAAAACAAGTTTCTGCACCAAGTCATTGCGATTGCGGCGCATGAAGTTGAAGAGCTTGGCGATATTTACATCAACGACTCAATAGTAAGCTGGAACGCAAGCACGGGTCTTGTAGGCGGAGATTGGGATAACAAAATCCGCATCCGCAAGCACCTCGGCGATCAAACAACTGTTGATAGTGATTTGAACAACGAGACATCAGTTGGTAGCGGTTTCGTCGGCAATGGCATTGCGTATCTTTACGTTCGCTATGAATACGACCAAGACGTATTTGCAAACGGTCTGCCGCTCGTGACCGTCATGGTTAAAGGCAAGAAGGTTTACGATCCGCGCACTGCGTCAACGGCGTACAGCAACAACGCTGCTCTTTGTATGCGTGACTTCCTGACAAGCGAATACGGGCTAAACGACAGCGCTATTGATGAGGTGAGCTTTTCCGCTGCGGCAAACGAATGCGATGAAAGTGTCTCCCTGTCTGGTAGCGGCACTGAGAAACGCTACACCATCAACGGCATTGTGAAGGCCAGCACGCCGCTCAAGACCGTCTTTGGCAATATGTCTACCGCCTGCGCTGGCACGTTGTTCTGGGGGTCAGGCTATTGGAAACTGAAGGTTGGTGCTTACAGCTCGCCAGTCAAAACGCTCACGCTTGACGACCTGCGCGGCCCAATCAATTTGCAGACACGCATTTCTATGCGGGACAACTTCAACACCATTCGCGGCACATTTAATGATGCCGTGCAAGACTACATCACTGCGGACTATCCTGAGCTTACAAGCGCCACGTTTAAGGCTGAGGATAACGGTGAGGAGGTTGCACTTGACCTGCCCTTGCCGTTCACCACATCAGCCGCAGCAGCACAGCGCCTTGCCAAGCTAACGCTATTTCGTAGCCGCGAGCAGATGACACTAAGCGCCGACTTCGGGCTTGAGGCGTTCAGCATTGAGGTCGGCGACATCATCGCCTTTGATAACCCGCGCTATGGCTTTGACGAAAAAGAATTTGAGGTTGTCGGCTGGAGCTTTGCCGCCAATCAGCAGGCGGGCGATCTGCGCGTTACATTGACGCTGCGAGAGACCAGCGCGGCTGCATTTGATTGGAACGCTGAAGAGAGCGCAATCATCAGCAACAACACAACATTGCCCGTCTACACGGCTGGCATGAATATCTTTGGCTTGTCAGTCAACGAAGGCGGTAAGACGCAATCTGACGGCACACGCATCACTACTGGTCTTCTGCAATGGACAGCGGTTCAGAGTGCTTATGTTGAGCGGTATGAGGTGCAGTGGAAGCCAACGGCGGATAGCTCCTATGCCACCACATACACGACAAATAACACCATCGAGCTTTCCCCTATTATTGACGGAATTGAATATACGTTCCGCGTGAGGGCTGTTTCTGCTAACGGGTATAGAGGCCCGTTTGCGTCAGTGACCTTTACTGGGGGCGGCGACACCACAGCACCCAACGTAGTTACTAACCTCTCTGCTGAAGCTGGTTATAAGTATATCACAATCAAATTTGATCTGCCAACTGACTCAGACTTTAACAGAGTTGAGATTTACGAAGCTACAGTAGAAGACTTTGCGTCTGCCTCAAGTATTGGTTTCACCTCAGGTAACAGGTTCGTAAGGACTGGCTTGAGTAATGACACTACAAGATACTATTGGGTTAGGTCTCTAGATTATAGCAACAATGATTCTGCCTTTGTTGGCCCAGTTAATGCTACAACATTCCTTGTAGAAGAGACAGACCTTACTCAAAGCCTGATTGATACTATCAATGCTGCTGGGGTTACACCTGTCAACTCTCTGCCTGCAACTGGTGACTTTGATGGTCAGATTGTATTCCTGCTTACAGATAACACCTTGTATCGTTGGGATGAGACAGGTTCAGCTTGGTCTACAGAGCTTTATACAGACATCCAAGACAACTCAGTAACAACTGATAAACTTGTTGCCAGTGCTGTTGTAGCTTCTAAGATTGCTGGTGGTGCTATCACTGCTGAGAAGTTAAGCGCAAATGAGATTTCTGCGCATTATGCTACCATAGGTACATTCTCAAGTGCCTCTAGTGGTGCAAGACTTGTTTTAGAGGACGATAAGATTGTAGTTTATGATAGCAGTAATGTTGTCAGGGTTAAAATAGGGAACTTGGCTTAATGGCTTATGGGTTTGAGATTAACGATGCTGCTGGAAATGTGGCGCTTGATTCTAGTATATCCACAGTAAGGATTGTCCACACGCAGTTCTGTCTTTGGGACTATAATTCAAGCTTTTCTGTGCCTAACTTTGACTCAACAAAGGGCGAGTTTTATATCAAGCCACACTTAGTCGCAGCGGATCATCCAACTGTCTACACTCAATTTGTACCATTAAGGACAACTGGGACGAATTATGACTATGACTTCAAGGACACCTTTGCGAGCACAGGTGGTCTTTGGGGAGCAGGTTACTGGCTATCATTTCAAAACAATAATAAGCCAACACTATCTTGGGACAACGCTACAAAGACTATGAGCGTTACTCCGCCATCATTTTCCCCTATGTATCGGGTGACTTCAACCCAGTCTGAAGATGGCGGTGATTATACTATTGTATTTTTTGAGGTCGCATGATGTCTTATGGAATTAACTTGACTAACGAGTTTGGAGATAGGCTGCTTGAGTCAACTGGATTGTTGTTTCCACACACAACAGGAACTACAGTTTACAGCCTCAGAAGCCGATCCTCTGGCGGCTCCTACTTTGCCGACTTGCTTGATTATACCGAAAGAGAGGGCAAGGTTTTTGCTGTAAACGGAAGCAGGGTGGATGCTACATGGAATGTCTTTCCTTCACCCACTTATACCATCAGCAACCTAACAGATGGCGGGAGTTTCAATACCTTTTCTTTTGAGGATGGCAATATTGTTCAAGTTGTGACAAACAACTTCACTGAGTCATACCAACCCCGTGAGAATGACGTCAATAACTACAACCTCATCAGACACGCAGTACCGAACACTTCTGACACGAGCTACACATACGAGGCTTTCTTTAAGCTACCCAGTGTGGGTGGCCTGCATACGTTCTCGCAGGTATACAACCCTTATAACTTCTTGTTCGATAGCGACTGTAAAGGGCTGCATCTGTACGTCCAGAAGACTGAAGTTAATGGTGTTGGTTCTGGTGTCGATTATATTGTTGCAACCACCAAGCCACCTGCCGTGACTGATGAGACTTATGGTATGCAGGTTTTTGATGCAGATGCGAATCTGATATATGACACGAGATATGTTGAGGCGGCAGTTGGAATTAAGGACTACCTGCGCATAACTGAGCCTCAAGTACAAGATTGCATACAGAACGGCACGACATACAATTTTACCCTGAGACAACCTATTGATCCAACCAAGGCCTACTTAGGGGGTGGCTCGTTCAACAGTTACAAAAACCAATGGATAGGTGGTCAAGGTCACTATTGGGACGTACCCACCCTGAAGATGACCAGCAGTACAAACCTTCAGATGTACAGAACAAGATATGAGTTCGCCAATGGCGGTGGATTTCCCAATCAGGTCAAAGAAAGGTATGAGGAGTGCCTCATTACCATCCTTCAGGACAAATAAACTTTCCCTATTCGCCACCATGTGCTGGATTGGCGTGTGGCCAACGCCACCTGCATAGGCATTGCTAAAACTGGCCCGATGGTTTAATATCCCTTTGCATATGTAAATTCGGAGACTCCAACATGGCAACCCTTGACAATCGAGTGTTTGACAACGGCTTGACCGTTCTCGACACAGAAGCAAACGCAATTCACGTTACATCGCAGGAAGCGACAAGCTACGCAGACGCGACATCGACAAGCACGCTTGGCAACAGCACATCACTTTCTATCGGCGCTCCTGCTGACCGTTCTGGCGGTGGCCGTGAAGTTACCGTTGCAGCTATCACTGATGGCAGCATTACAGATACAGGCACAGCAACGCACTACGCGATTGTTGACACAGCGAACTCGCGTGTTCTTGTGACTGGTGCTCTTACAGCTTCTCAGTCCGTTACTGATGGCAACACTTTCTCTCTCGCTTCGTTCAAGATTGGTATCCCTGATCCTGCGTAAGTAGGTGGGTCTTTTCTTTAACTTAAGGGGGTTAGAATGGTAACGCTTGTAAACCGCGCTAAGATGTCTACGTCCACGACTGGCACTGGTGCAATAACACTTGGTTCAGCGGTTACGGGCTATCAGTCTTTTTCTGATGCTGGTGTTACTGATGGCGTAACTGTTCGCTATGTTATTGAGGACGGAAACGGCTGGGAAATTGGGACTGGCGTATATACTGCGTCTGGCACCACCCTGTCGCGTTCCGTCCTCGAAAGCAGCAACTCTGATAACGCATTATCCCTCACGGGTAGTGCTGAGATATTCATCACCGCTACAGCAGAAGACTTTGCATCTAGCGGTGGCTTTTCTGCAATTAACGTCTCTGGGCGTATCATTGATGCGAACACGACAGTGAGTGGCACCCAGAGTGCGCTTAGTGTTGGGCCTATTGAGGTTGCAGATGGCGTCACCCTGACGGTGGCAAGTGGCGGAAGGCACGTTGTATTATGACGCAGATTAAAGTTGATACACTTACCGATGCTGCTGGCACTGGTGCACCTGATTTTGCAGATGGTGTTACCTATGAAGGTGGCGCGCTATCATCGCTGAACACCTTTGAGTATTACTCAACTGGCACTGAGCCTTCAACGGCGAACGATGGTGCTATCTGGTGGGACACAGGCAACGACAAGGTCTTCATGTTCATCGCTGATGAGTGGAAAGAAGTTGAGCTTGGTGCTAGTGGCGCTGCAAGCTGGACTGTTGATCTGTCCAACGTGACTTATGACAGTGTTGGCTTTAATACCAATAGTCAAGACAGTACCCCTTCTTGCTTTTCGTTTAAGCCTGATGGTACTAAAATGTATGTTGTCGGTGGCTCTAGTGACTCTGTGTATCAATACAGTTTATCTACCGCTTGGGATATTACTACTGTGAGCTATGACAACAAAAACTATGACCACAGTTCAGAAGAAACTACCAACGGGGGTATAGAGTTCAAGCCTGATGGCACTAAGATGTATATCTCTGGTAATTTGAGCGATAAAGTTCATCAATATACATTATCTACCGCTTGGGATGTAAGCACTGCAAGCTACGACAACGTGGCGCTTAGTCTGTTAGTTGGAAACGTAAGTCAACCTAAAGGCGTTACATTTTCTGCCGATGGTTCAAAGATGTTCATGGCGAGTTACTCGGCAGACGATGCGGTTTATCAGTTTAGCCTTTCAACGCCATATGATGTAAGTACAGGCTCATACGATAATGTATTTCTCGACGTATCCGTCGAGACCGACGGCCCCTACAACAGTCGATTTAATCCTGATGGTACTCAATTATTTGTTATTTGTAGCAGCCTAGATGAAGTCTTCTCTTGGACTTTAACTTCGCCTTACGATCTTACCACCGCTACATATGATGGCGTCAGCTTTGCCACGGGGGGTAACTCTTGGGATGTAGATTTTAACTCTGATGGGACAAAGATGTACATATGCGATCCTAGCGCAAACGTTATCTACCAATACAGCACAGGATTATAAGCCATGAGCGAGATCACAGTTAAAAAGATCACTGACCGCGCTGGCACAGGTGCTCCTGACCTGTCTGACGGGTTTAAGGTTGCTGGCACTCTTGATGATACTGTCGTTCCTCTGCGCACAGAGGGCAACACAGAGCCTGAGACGCCTGCGAATGGCGACACTTGGTATGACACCGACAACGACACCTATGACGTTTACATCAACGATGAGTGGAAGCGTTTTTTTGGTGGGGGCGGTGGTGCTGCAAGTTGGTCTGTTGATCTGTCTAATGTGACTTATGATTCGGTGAGCTTTAGTGTGGCTAGTCAGGAGACTAGCTCTTTTGACGTTGAGTTTAGTTCTGACGGGACAAAAATGTACGTTACGGGCTTTGCTTCTGACGCTTTGCATCAATACAGCCTATCAACCGCCTTTGATTTAAGCACAGCGTCCTACGACAACGTAAGCTTAGATGTGAACACATTGGGGCCAAACCCAAGGGCGATAATTTTTAACAACGATGGTACAAAAATGTATACTGTGGGAAATACCACCGACGATGTACTTCAATATAGCCTATCAACCGCTTTTGATTTAAGCACGGCCTCATACGACAGTGTAAGTTTTAATGTTGCGAGCCAAGATGCCACTCCCTATGACCTTAAATTCAATGCCGATGGTACTAAAATGTACATGATTGGCTCAACCGACACCGTTCATCAATATACTCTCTCGACAGCTTTCAACGTAGGCACGGCGTCCTATGACTCAGTTAGCTTTAGTTTTAATGCGCAGGATTCTGGTACTAATGGAATGCACTTTAATCCAGATGGTACTAAAATATATGTGGTGGGGTCTTCCAATGACAGCGTCTACCAATACACTCTATCGACGGGATTTGACGTAAGCACAACTTCTTATGACTCAGTTAGCTTTAGTATTGCTGGTCAGGAATTATCGCCTCAGGGATTAACTTTCAGCACTGACGGCACTAAGATGTATGTTGTTGGGAGTAGAGAAAACACCGTCTTCCAATACAGCACAGGATTATAAGCCATGAGCACACTCAAGGTAAATGAGCTTAACAACGGTGGCTCTGCGGTTGACTTCCCCAACGGGTTTACGGTTGGTGATAAGCCGTTCCTGCAAGGGTATACATCCAGCGCGACTGAGCCTACCTCTCCTGCCAAGGGTGACATCTGGTGGGACAGCGCGAACGAAGTGTTGTATCAATACCTGAATGATGAGTTTAAGGAAATTTCAATCGTACCTCCTGCCCCATAACCCCACACCCTATCGAAAGGATCAGCAATGATTATTAAATATAAAATGCACCGCACGGGTCGTGGAGAGTCCATGAAAGCTCCTGAGTGGATTGAAGACGGTGGTTACTTCTACAACCCTGTCACACACGAATACATCGGCTGGTCGCCTGACCTTAATGACCGCAAGTATTACATCCCAGACACCGTTGAGATTTACACTCTCGCGGAGTTGGTGACGTATGTGCAGGGTCTACACGCTGACCGCCCTATGACGGATGAGAACGGTGATGCACTTACTGATGCTGATGTTGCCACTCGTGTAAACGACTGGTTCGCTCTGCGGGGCAACTGATAGATGGTTGGCTTTAGCCCACTAGCGTCTGCGCCCCTTGGTGCACAGGTTGAAGATGAGGGTGGAGTAGTCAACGTAAGTTTGACTGCGCCCGATCTTGCGACTTCTGCTCCGAGCATTGACACGCCTGCTATTGCACAAATTCAAGACCTGTCTGCTACTGCTGTTGTGTCTCAAGCGCCCTCAGTGGGCCAGCCAACTATCACTCAACTACAAGCCTTTGGTGCGGTATCAGTAGCCACTGCTGCGCCTGTTGTCGGCTCTCCAGACCTTGCTGAAGACTATGACCTTTCCGCTGTAGCGATTACAACGGCCTCTCCAACCATTGAGGCTGCTGTCGCTAACATTGGGCGCACTCTTGCAGTCGCCAATCTTTATACTGGACCACCCTTTGCTGCCAATTCTGCCATTGAGCAGGATCATGTAGCGTCTACTGGAGATTTGGTTTCTGGCCCAGTTGACGTCCCAACGGCCAATATGGCTGAAGATGAGACCTTCAACACATCTAACATTGTTACTGGCAACAGCACTGTAGGCAAACCTGACCTGCAAGAAGTTGATCCTGCCCCACGCATGAATGTTGGGTATGATGACGATGAGTATTATGAGCGTTACAACTCCTCAATTCCCGTTGTAACTGAGACGATTGATAACGACTTTAGCGAGCAAAATAAGCTTCAGG